ATGTGTGGACGTTTTGCACAAGCTCAAACGCGTGAAGAATATCTGGCTTACCTGGTCGATGAAGCCGATCGTGACATCGCATACGACCCGGAGCCGATTGGACGCTACAACGTTGCGCCCGGTACAAAAGTTCTGCTTCTGAGCGAACGCGACGAGCACCTGCATCTCGATCCAGTGTTCTGGGGCTATGCGCCCGGGTGGTGGGATAAGCCGTCACTGATTAACGCGCGCGTCGAAACTGCGGCCACGAGTCGAATGTTTAAATCTTTGTGGCAGCATGGCCGAGCGATATGCTTCGCCGATGGATGGTTCGAGTGGAAAAAGGAAGGCGACAAAAAACAGCCCTACTTTATCCACCGTGCAGATGGCCAGCCGATATTCATGGCTGCGATCGGCAGCACTCCGTTTGAGCGAGGCGATGAAGCGGAGGGTTTTCTCATCGTGACGTCTGCAGCTGATAAAGGCCTAGTCGATATTCACGACCGCCGGCCGCTTGTTCTGTCACCAGAAGCCGCCAGGGAGTGGATACGTCAGGATATAGGCGGGAAAGAAGCTGAAGATATAGCCGTCGACGGCGCTGTGCCAGCAGAGAACTTTGTTTGGCATGCGGTGTCACGTAATATAGGGAATGTTAAATCGCAAGGAAAAGAATTGATTGACATAATTAGTTAATACAAATCTCAACCTCTTGCTTTAATACAAAGCGATCAATAAGTCAACAATTATTCCGTACAAGTTCGACTTTTAACATTCGTTAACATATGTTGAGTCCCACTTAGCAATAATGAATGTATAGTTTTATTGTTATGTTATTATTTTTTCTGTTAGATTAATCCCTACAGATACTCACTATAGCTTGAAACAATGAAATTCTTAGATGATATATTTACATCAATAGCTGGCAACGCAAAGACAAAAATAAATGATCCATTTATTGGGACATTCTTCTGCGCTTGGTTGATATGCAACTGGAGACAGCTATCTTTACTTTTCTGGGGAAATGGTAAAGCCTCAGAACGAATAAATTTATTTTATAACTACATTTCCGAGACACCTTTACTTGGATGGAATCAACTATTTACAATTCCATTCTGCATTGCGGCATTCTACTTGTTTATTTTCCCTTGGTTCTCATTTTGTATTAATTTCCTTCAGCATTGGGCTAACGAAAGCCTTCATAAACAAGCAGTTGATATTGAATTAATAAAAATTAATCATCAAAAAAACCTTAACAAAGAAAAATTAAAGTCAAACCCTAACAAACAATTTCTAGAACAATTAGTCCAGCAAGACATCAATAAAAGAAATGTCGTACTGGAGCATTTAAATGAAAGAACCTCAAGATTACAACAAAAAACTTTAGAAGCTAAATCCATGGCTAAGGAGCAGGAGGCGTTAGCACAAGAAGCATTAAATAAAGAATATATATCTAAAATAGACCTAGAGAAAAAAATTAAACAAGCCGAGTTGGAAAAGATAAAATTTGAAAGCGACTCTGCTAAAGCAAGAGCCACTCAAGCAACCAACAGGTTTCCATCTGCATATTATCTCATGCAGACAGTTGAAAGCAGCCTAAGTCAAGATGGAATTCATCTTTCCCTTAATGCTTTAAGCTCAATCATAGCGTCTCTATTTGGATATGAAGATTTCGAATCACTAGTAAATGACAAGGATTTCAATAATGAGACTTTAGGAAAAGTAAAGTATGTTTATTATGATGATGAATTGGCAAAACGATTAGAACAGATAGTAGATGACGAAAATTCAGACAATGAAAACCTCACTGCGGATTTTATTTTCGAACATCTAGAATCTTTATTTGAAGAGCAACCTTTTAAATTAATTTCTGGCGATCTGCTTGCTGAATCTTGCAGGGATGAATTTGAGAGCTATCCTTTTGATATCTTTGATAATGAAGGAACCGCAGGCGCTATAGCGATGTCAAATACCATTTTTGAGAATATTGAAGATATTAATTTAGAAAGCTATAGTTTCGAAAACGGCTTTTATGCAGAAATTTCAGCTAATGCAAGTGGCGAGCATCGAAAAGAAGTTGGAGTACCGGGTCGCAGTATGACTATTTCTGTTACCATGGAATGCAATGTTCTAGTTGGAAAGTTTGGGCTTGGTCAAATTGAACAGGGTGCGGTAATCGGTACCTTGGATGAATTTGAGTAATTTAGTTTTCAACACAAGATTAAGTTAGCCATGGGTTCGCTAAATATTATCGGACCCTAAGGAGATCAGAAAAACGAGTGGTATAGCGTGGGGAGAGCATTTCACGCTTCATCTGCCACTGTTGCTGTATGCCCTGTCCGGCAAAGTAGAGCGTTCCTTTCCCGTCTTTTGCGTTCAGATGATCGAGCACCTCCATTAACTTATCGCTTCCGGCCCGCGGCGCGTTCTCATCGAACAGGTTAAGCTGGGCCACACCTTGGCTGAAGAAGTCCCCGAGCATAATGCCGGCTTTCTGGTACCGGTGACCATCCTGCCAGATTTTGTCCAGGCACTTTACCGCGGCGTTAATGATGTCGCGTGAATCCTGAGTTGGGGTAAGAAGCTTTATGGACGCACTGTTACCGTAATACGGCTCGTTAAGCGCAAAGGGAGAGGTTTTCACGAACGCAGAAATAAAGCGGCAGTACTGATGTTCACCCCGTAGTTTTTCAGCACCACGGGCGGCATAGCTGCAGATAGCTTGGCGCATCTGTTCATACTCAGTAACGCGTTCGCCGAATGACCGGCTGCAGACGATTTCCTGCTTAGCTGGTGCAAACTCCTCCAGATCCAGACATGGTTCGCCGCGCAGCTCCCGGACAGTTCGCTCCAGGACAACATTGAAGCGCTTTCGAATAATCCACGTACTCTGCTCTGAGAGGTCGAGAGCCGTTTTGATGCCCATGGCGTTCAGCTTCTTACTGATGCGCCTGCCGACGCCCCAGACATCCTCCACAGGCACAATAGCCAACAACCGACGCTGGCGATCGATATTGGACAAATCAACAACTCCGCCCGTCTGCCTCTGCCATTTTTTGGCGCCATGGTTTGCGAGCTTCGCCAGTGTCTTTGTCTGGGCAATGCCAACACCGACCGTCAGGTGCGTACGCTTCAGAACTGTAGCGCGGATCTCTTTCCCGAAGTCTGTCAGGTCACGACAATTTCGAACACCAGTTAGGTCACAAAAAGCTTCATCGATACTGTAAATTTCGACGCGGGGGCTCATTTCCTCCAACGTTGTCATCACCCGGTTGGACATGTCAGCATAGAGCTCGTAATTACTGCTGAAGCAAACAACACCAGCGCGCCGGAATAGATCCTTTTGCTTAAAGAAAGGCTCTCCCATGGTAATTCCGGCGGCTTTGGCCTCGGCGCTGCGCGCGATTACGCAGCCGTCATTATTCGAGAGAACAACCACTGGCCGCCCTTTCAAATCGGGCCGAAACACCGTCTCGCATGACGCGTAGAAAGAATTCACATCACAGAGCGCAAACATATTCAGCTCGCAGATTTAACGATGAAAGTCACGACACCGAAAACATCAAGCGTGTCCTCGCTACCGACAATAATCGGCGAGTAAGCGCTGTTCATAGGATTGAGCTGCACGGTCGGGCGTAGCTGCAGGCGTTTAACAGTAAATTCCCCTTCCACCGCGGCGATGACAATGTCACCGTGCTCAGCTGTGCGCGAGCTGTCCACCACCAGCAGATCACCATCGCTGATCCCGGCTTCGATCATTGAATCACCTGCGGCTTTGACGAAATAGGTGGAGCTCGGATGAGCGACAAGTAACTCATTGAGATCGATACGCTGTTCAACGTAATCAGCAGCAGGGCTTGGGAAACCACACTGTACTAAGTCACTGAAAAGCGGAAGAGCGATAATTTCTCGCAGTTCTGTTGGCCTGATGAATTCCATTGCACACACCCCAAATACTGTTTTTATATACAGTAGTTTTATTTGTAAGTGTCCGCAAGATACAGGCCCTACCGTCACTGCTTAAAGCTTCGCCGTTTCGTTTCTAAGTTTCTCTCTCGTTTCGAATTATGACTTTTGTAAATTATTCGCTTCAAACTCCAATTGAGTAGTTTTAATCCAAAGCCCCTACATCCAGTTCTTTGATTAGCCTTTTGATGCAACTAACTTCATCCATTAGAGCAAGGATGGCTTCATGGTGAAGGGCGGCGGCCACACCGAAGGTATCGACTGATTTTACATCCTCTATTTCTGAGCCATCTCGTAACGTTGTTTTTCCATATGATTTAACTGCTTCAGGAAAAACCTTCTCGACTTCCTGAGCTATGAAGCCATACCCATGCGCAGGAGTGTCGAGGCGGTCCCATTCAACGCCGCGAAGCTGCTGCATTTTCATAAGTGGATCAGCGATTACCGTTACATTTTCTTTGATACGCTCATCAGATGCCGTTACCCAATTGCCAGTGGCAGCGCCATTGGAATGGAAAACCCAAGTGACCATCCCTTCCTGATTCGACCCTTTCAGGTTTAGTGTGACATTATCAAAATTAGCCCCGCCACCACGGGCTCCCCCGAAAGACCATTCTCCTGTATACCAAGTGCCTTTGATGAGGTTGACGTAATTACCTGTATTTGGGTTATAGCCACTGGCCACGATCAGGCTGATGCCATTATTCATCAATCCACCGCCACCATTATCCCCAGAATTGATGGCAAATCCGGGGTTACCGTTAATCCCTGGCTGGATTGTAATTGGGCTCGTAATTTTCCCACCCGCTTTCTGATCGACAGTATTTAAGCGCGAATCATCGCCGGCGGCGACCGTTCCCGCCGCTGCGCCGACGTCTCTGATAGCGCTGTTTCCTAAACCGAGGTTTGTGCGGGCGCCTGATGCGGTTGTCGAACCGGTACCGCCCTGGTTAACAGGTACGGCCCCGCCGCTCTTAGTTGCCATATTGTCAGACAGATATTTCCATGAAGGGCCGGTGAATGTCGTACCATCTGGCAGCTTCACTGTGATATTTCCGGCGGCGCTGTAAACCTGCTGCCAGTTCTGTTTGTCGTAATTCAGTCCACGCAGCGCTTCAGCACTTTGCGCCACCAGCGCGGCAGTTACCATATTCAGCGCCACACGGGGGACGGCTGACCAGGCAGCGCCGGATTGCGTTGGCCCGGGGAAGTTGCTGACAAGCGTAAGCTGCGTGCCACTATCGACCGTTTTCACTGGCAGCGTAAAAGGAACACCGCCCACAGTAGAGACAATGAAGTCACCTGCGGTGAGTTCTGTTGCGAATGAGGTTCCGGAACCGCCAACAATGGCGGACCCGTTTGTCAGGGTGATGGTACCTGCCGACATAAAGGACTCCTGAATTCAGATAATAAAAAACCCGCCGGAGCGGGTTTTCGTGTTGTTCATTTTGAACAGGTCGACTTGGTGAAGTTGTTTTTACTAATCCACCGCCAGCTGAAAGGATATCCAGCTTTGTATTCAACCTGGCTTGCTAGTTGTCGCACACCATATATCTGTACGGTTTGTTCCTGCCCACCTAAAAGGGTTACAGCCTCACATACAGGAAGCTGCTTCTCAAAAATGTTTGCTGAGCAAGCAGAAAGAAGACAGACAATTATCAAACTGCCGAGTATTTTTTTCATTTTTTATCCCTGAGGTAATTCGTACTTTGAAACTTAACCTGACGGGAAAATTAATGAAAATAGATTGAACAGATCAATATCGATTAATTGATCGCTTAAAACGATCAATTAATCAAATGCAGCCGTGTTGATTGCCGTCAAAGCTATTCCAGTCGTAGTCCCTCCCGCAGCAGAACCGGTAGCCGTTGTCGAAGGCGCGGCATTAATCCTGCTTGATGAACCATTAAACCGACATCCTGAGTAGGCTGTGATATTCACAATAGTGGGTGGTTTAGTGTTATTGTTCTGAATGATCTGGGAACCAAGAATAGCGGGAGCCACCGCATAACTCCCTGGCAAAGTGACGTCAATATTAATTCCACCTGTTGCAGCTCCTGGTGTCCCAACAGTCACGAGATCACTCAATATCCGACTCTCGTTTGTCAGGACCAGCTTTCCGGAAGCATCCCAGATAGCAAATCCCCATTTTGGCAATGTCTGTGGGAAAATGGCAAATATGTAAGCCGTTAAGGTATGTGCCTGTCCATAAGCATTGCTTGACCCAACAAGAATATTTCCCCCTGATCTTGCGGCAGTAACTACCGTGGGCTGAGCAGTATCACTCGTTTTGCAAAAAACCATCGCCGGATATGAAACGTCCAGAGCTATTGTTGCAGATGCACCGTGATATGCCCCGCTTGCTACTGAGTTAACCACTACCCTCCTGTAGAGACAAAATGGCGTGGACTGAGGCGTAATAAAGGGATTTCCATTATCCAGAGCTATCAGTGCGCCATAATCTGCCATTATGCTTTCTCCACAAAAACTACGAGCTCACATTCAGAGGCTGGATAGTTTCCAATCCCTGCGCTGTTTGCTGCTCCAAGAGTTATCGTATTTCCGCTGGCGACGATACTGCGCCCTACCGAGACCGCCCCCTTATCCAGAGAAACGACAAACCTTGGTTGATTTTAGGGTGTTCCCACATCCCCTTACAGATGCCGCCACAGCCCACCCACGTTTTACCGGAACCGAACCCGGCAACGTAGGCTTTGAATTTGTGCTGCATCGCGAGGAAGCGCGCCTGAGGAATGTTAAGTGTCGGGCTGATCCCCATCGTCTGCCCTCGCATCCACTACGTTGATATTGATCTGCACTGGGGTTGGTTCATCGTCCTCACCATCACCGGCCAGCTCCTTGCGGAGTTTCTCAACCTCCAGCTGCCGGCGTTCGATTTCAATCTGCTGCAGGCGCTGCGCGAATTCGCTATCGGCCAGGCCAAGGCGTTTCATTACTGCTTCGAACATTCTTTCGCGGCTGATGGCTGTGATTTCGACGCCATTCTTGCCAACCTTCACGCCTGAATAGGCGAGCCGGGAAACTGCGGGAAGTTTACGTGTATCAGGGAAGTAAGGCTGGCCAATGCCGTCACCATTGCATCGCGGGCATTCAGGGTTTGGCTCTTTGTTGTGGTCGTAGCCATAGCCGCCTGTGTCTTCTGGTTGCCGGGCTCCTTCCCTTCCCTCAGCCTTTGCTGTTTCCTCTTCAAACTCAACTGCATCGCGCCACTGGTAGTGGTGACCGAATCCCCAGCAATAACGACACGCACCGCGGCGATATTGCGAAAGCTGGTTAGCATCGAAGGTGGCCAGTTGCCACATCTGCGCGAGGACTTCATCAGCACCGCCAAGCGTGCGCACAATGGACGCTTTTTGCTGCTGCGCAACGGCATGCGCAACTGTAGTTTTCTGAAGGAGTTGATAGCCGATTTGTTCAGCTGATTTTTTGCTGTAGCCAGCCCGGATAGCTGCCTGTGTGGCATTGCCATCCTTCTGGTATTCTGCGACAAAGCGTCTTTGCTGTGTCGTTAACCCATCATCATCCACCAGCTCATCGGCGCTTTTATCCTTCTGCGCAGCACGCAATTTTTGCTGCGCAGATTTTTGCGCAATGGGTTTCTTGATGTATCGGCGGGCAGTAGCGTAATTCAGTCCCTGCGCTTTACACCATTCCTTTGGTGATACGCCGGTTGCGGCATGGTCGGACAGGAACCGTTGCTGAAGCTCGCCCCAGTCCGGTTTTGCCATTGTTTACTCCAATAAAAAAGCCACCAGCCAATGCCAGTGACTTAGGATTGTTGTGGTGCCGAGTACTTACTGCAAACGTTAAATAAGCTTGATTTTGATACTATAACCCTGGAGGCCAGACATAGTTTCTATAGGAATAAACTCAACATCAGAGACTTCCTTCCCTGTTTTTTTTCTCAACTCAACCATTTTTTTTGAGATGAAAGACGAAATCTCTTTTTCGATTTCATTCTTGATGTTATCAGAATTCATTTTACCTCCTATAAATAACTCATTAACACTCAATCAAACACAAATCGTTAATGAGCGAATCAGATACTTATGTATAGATGATTCATGACATTATGGCAAATATGCACCACTCCCCTATATGTATACACCCACTAAAATATCATATAACAAAAGGAACTAAAAAAACACTATTTAAGGCATGGTAAAGTCTATAAAGATGTTACTTGCTCACCTTCACAGTAAAATATTTATTTTCTGCTATGATTAATACACCACACAATCCCAGGAGTATATATGTTCACTAAATCCGCAGATAAAAACCAAGAGAAACTTGGTGATATGGAAGGCAGTTTTGGGGGAGCAATTAATCCATCAGAACATCCTGTAATAGAAACCGCAAAAAAATACGCAGCACAAACCAACGATGCCATACGCAGCCACTCTGACGATATAAAATCAAAAATAAAATCAAACCCTCGAACATGCATTGCTATATTAACCAGTGTAGCTTTTGCATTAGGTTTTTTATTGGGGCGTAGATAATAAGTATTCAGCCCAAACGTCAAAACCCTTCTTAAATACGTATTTAATCATTCAACTAGGCGCTGAGATGACATATAAATAATCATTATATTAAACCGCCCTTAGGCGGTTTAATTATTGTATGCTAATTCTGTAAATCTCTTTTATCATCGGGTTCAAGTGGACTTGATGGTTGTCCCTCTCCAGGAAGGTCAAGCGGTTCCTCTTGAGGGGAAGGTTCTAAATCAGGGGCAGGATCATCAAAATCAGGACGTCCGGACATATATACTCCTTAATAATTCATGTACTTTTTATTTCTGATCTCTTTTGGCCGATTTTTTATCCTGTTCATCATTGTTTCGATCTTTCCCTTTTTCTTTCCCATTATTCCTGTCCTGGGACCGCTCATTAGAGATGTTCATATGTTTAGCTTTCATGGGTAACTCCAGTGATAATGACAGCAAATTGCTGTATATTTATTATAGTAGCAATATAGAAAATAAATCACACATTTGATGTTACTAAAAACATCCAGACTCCATGTCATTAAATACCGGGCATATTAAATGATATACTTACAAATAAATTACAAATAGAGCATCCACTCAGGGAGGTAAACTATTGGCCGCACCCTAAAATTTTGCATCCCCTAAACTAAACAGCATTCAATTGGTCCTAAGAAAGAACCACCATAGTTATGTTTTTTCTTAAGACTTCATATGCCGAGCTTTACCACCAGAAAGTGGAACAGTTCCCTCATTTCCTTCATCATTCTTATAAACTTCTATGAATTCATCAGCATGACCAGGAGCGCCTCCTTCATCTTCCCATTCATTTAACGAGTGTAGCCATTCCTCCTGAGTCATGACTTTACCTGTTTTGGTACTACGTAGATGAATATTCATAACACGCTCCCATTCTTTTACTCAACCAAGAGTATAGCTCAACGCAGTAAATCATCAGTTCGAAAACTCAATAAAACGCGTCAAATATTTGGTTATTTTTTATGGGGATATACCAATAGTCATCTACTATTCGAGAAAATAATTTTCACCAACAGACTGAGGCTATTCCTATTACAACCGCTTGCGCTTGTTGATCTCTTGGTTGCGGCCAGGCTATTCATGACTCTGATGAGGAGAATGCCAACTCCAGGGAAACATCCATAAGAAGAGCATGTGAAACTGAGACTCCCCTAGCCCTCTTTGTGGGGGCTTTTTTTTGGGATTGATGCGGTTCGCTTGTTAAATATTGAGTCTTTTCTAAAATTTAAAGGTGCTTTGCTATGTCAGGTAAAGCCGTCGTTCAGAAATACCCGTGTGCTCAAGGACGAGCCATCCCTAGTTTTTCCTTTCCAGCTCTATCTGTCTTATACCAGCCAGATTATTGTTCCCCTTCTCAATCACGGCCAGCAGAGGCTTAATCCAGAGCACTGCCTGGCAGTATGTTATTGAGCTGGAGGCAGCGGTACCATCATCGGCTGCGTCAGATCCGTGGGTATCGGCGTGCATTGCGCTGGAACGTAAACGGTACGCGTATTCGAGCAGCCCACCAGCAATGTCAGCAGGAACAGGAAGATCACAGGTTTTTTCACGGCGGAGAATCTCCCGGTATTCGATTACGGTTTCTTCGGTTCTGGTGTCGATAAGGGAGTTAAGTCTATTGGCATGTTCCGAAACCTGATTGAATCGATTGAAGTTGAAGGCTTGGGTAGCGATCACCTGCCCCTGTAAAGAGTTGTCACTCCGCAGAACGTCGTTATCGCTCTGAAGGCTACTGGTGTCTGAGCAGCTCTTAACGAGAGCGACTGACAGACCAGCAATAACCACAACCGCGATTGGTAAAAGATTAAATTTCACTGGTCGATCCCCCAGCACGCCAGCGCGCTTTCCTGGTCTCGCCGTTCTATCTGACCGTAGCAGCCGTTCTTCTGGCCTTTAGTCAGGCGGCAGTCGCGGCCACCGTCTCTAATCCACCAGCGAATTGCCTCGCATGCCCCATGGCGGTCACCGGCATTGATGCGCTTATAGAACGTCGACGGGAAGCACTTACCCGGCCCGATGTTAAACGGACAGAAAGATGCGATCCCAGCTTTCTGCGGTTCGGTAAGCGGTACCGAAATATTGCGGTCAACCCATGCCAAAGCCTTATTGCGTTCGATAGCATTCACCTGATTGCATTTGGCCTGTGTCAATTTCATGCCCTGCACAACCGGTTTACCATCAACCATCGTTGCGCCGCGGCAAATAGTCCAGATATCACCGCCATCTTTGTAGGCCGTGAGACTGTTACCCTCTTTCTCATTCAGAAACTGATCGAGAATTACGGATGCAGGGGCACCAGCCAGTACCAGCCCCAGAACCGCTGCACTCAGTTTTGCTCTGGATCCCATCACTCACCTTCCTTTTGTAATGCCTCAACGACCACGCTTGCAGCAGCAGGACGCTCGTGAAGGGGTTTATCACCAACGCCTTTCAGGTAGTCATTGACCATTTTTGTTCGCTTCTCATCCTCTCTACGCCTGCGGTTTGCATCTACCCGCCCGTTAATATAGGAGGCAAGCGAGATAAGCAGACCAGCAGCGCCAAAGAACATGAACACCAGATCCTGAGTGGTAAATCCAATGGCTGACGCCAGAGCTGCTACCCACGCGAAGAACTGCGTGAAGATGTTCCCTGAATCATTCATTTTCATGGTCTCTCACCTCGCTAAGTGCGGGTGCTGTTGCTAGAAATAAAAAAGGCTGCCAAACGGCAGCCTTATGAGGGTTGTAACCTGCTGGAGCTTCCTTTTTCTGAGGAATGCAAAAAATTAAATAATCCTTAAGAAGAACTATTTAAAGCTTTAAAACAATTAACTATTCGCATAGTTTTTAGATGTTATCATTTGCGTTAAGTTAAAAACTTATCCTCATAGGGATATAAGAGATACAAGCGGGTAGCACTGGCATTATTAATGCGGAGAAGATTGATGTCGTTCTCCGCACTTTTTAGTGCACTGAGCTAGCTATCAAATATCTACCTGCCACTACATTAGTGCCAGAAACATGCTCAGACATTTAGCCCCCTCTTGCTCTGCCTCCTCCATTCAGAAAATTTGAGTGGATAGATAAAAAAAGCCCGCTCTTTTGAAGCGGGCCAATCAGTTGACTATTTGTAAGGTAGGTTGAGTGAAACCAATGACTCAGTAGTGAAGCTGTATCGGCTGATTCACATAAGGTTCAGGAGAACCACCGAGCATTCAGTAACTTCTCACGACTTAAAGCGTAGCAGTAGTTTTCCAAGTCATAAAAAAAGGCCTGCGTTTTATGGCAGGCTCTCAAGGAATTTGAAACTTGTGTTGTTGTTTTCATGGTGCCGGGTGCCTCCCGGTGACTCTACCCCAGTCAGCAAAGACGCGCGCATACCTGCAGACAGCAGTTGACTGGTACGCCCTTTCGCATAGAAAGAATTCACCACGTGAATAAATTACGATGAATTCATTCGCATGGTCAATATGTCATTGCTATGGGCACTCTTAAAACGAGGGATAACAAAAAAGCCGCCGATAGGCAGCCCTTGAAACATGTTTGGCTAAGTTTTCATCAGGAAAGAAATTACAGCGCAACAACGTTAGCAGCTGCCGGACCCTTGGCACCATTCTCAATCGAGAACTCAACCTTTTGGCCTTCATCCAACGTTTTATAATCATTACTCTGAATAGCAGAAAAATGTACAAAAACATCTTTGCTACCATCAGTTGGGCTAATGAAACCGAAGCCTTTTTCAGAGTTAAACCATTTTACTAAACCAGTCATTTTATTTGACATAGATACTTCCTTTAATTTTATTGAGCCACATGTTGTGGCGAACATGGCCTGATTGCAAATGAGGACTTACTGGGCAATTTGGAGAAGGCTCATGCAGAAGAGTATCTAAGGATAACACTTGAAATGAGAACTGCTTTATTAAAACTGCTTTCATAAGGTCTGTATGCCAAACCGAGGACACATAGTGAACCCACACGAGACATTAAGCAAGATTAGATTTGTCAGCGATTTACTGAGGAAATTTACAATCCAACGATGTTTTAAATTTGCTTGAGGAGAGTATCAAATTCACACGCTACTCTTGCTGTCGGGAGAAATGCCGTGCCCTATCATCTCTATTCAATCTATACTTCATCCTTGTGAAAAACCGCTAACGATGACGAATATAGTGTTTGTCTTTCTTATCAAAATCATTCCAGCTTTTGATTTGCTCTGGCTTTGAGCCCTTTTCTATCATTACTTATCATAAAATTCTTATGCTTAGAAAATTTATATTATGAGAAACATAATATAAGAACAGGAAGTGAGCCTTCAAATCATCATGCGGTCAGCATCTAAGGTGATCACGCCTGAATCCCCTTTCCTCTTGCCAGGTTAATTCTGTCAATGCATTCCCTCAATGCTTTGACTTGCTCCGAAGTGAGTTCAGATTCATCAATTGTTGTCAGAAAAGCGTTGAGGGAGCGCTCAATATCGTTTTTAGTCAATCGTAAACAGATAACCTTAACCCAACGTGGCGAGAACTTGCTGAGGCCGATTGCTCTTGTGATGCGCAGTTTCATGAGATGCCTCTTTAACGCCAGTGGTGGCGATTTGTAACTCGGTTATAACACACGTGGAGAAGACTTATGTGACTATTTCGCCTTAGAAATTTCTAAGGGTCGTTTAGCCAGGGTAACCGGGCTTTCAGTAAACATCTAAGTTGGTTTTCCAGCATGTCACACAAGCGCCTCGTCATAACCCGAAGCGGCTTATCACGTGAAGGTAGTTTTTACAGTCATACAAAGGCTGGAATGTCAGCTTTGTGCCAAAAGCGGACGTAGCTAACAGTACTTAGTGTTGATCAGCGGGAAGCTGGTCAACTCCATTACCAACTGATCGTTGTATCTAATATTGGGGCAGGTCGGGCCGGGCTGTGCAAGCGGCCTAACAAATTTCGTTGAGAACACTTATTCCTGTTGTTAGTTATTCTCCTACCGAAATTATTCTTCCAATTTCATTAACTATCGCCTCCTTGCATTGCATGAGTTCTTTCCGATAAAAGGCTTCATGTTTATGGAAACGTGGCGCTGGAACTAATAATGAGATAGAAAAACGACCAAAAAGTGTGTCTAGCGCTACTGCTATCGTGCAGACGCCCTCAAGAGTTTCACCCAGATCTATAGCCAGCCCATTGGCACGAACATCGGCGATCAGCTCCAGAAGCTGTGGAAGAGTTTTAACTGTCATTCCGGTTAGATC